CGTAAAACCCGTATGGGACTGAATCATTTATCGTAGACCATACACTTAGCCTTGATAACGCTTCTTCATTTCCGTTTACTACTAGTTTACAACATTCTCTAAAGGCACTTCGCCATGTACTAAACGGATCTGTATTAAATGCTGTAATATTACTAACTTCTTCCATTGCTTTAAATTTACTACTAATACTCATAGTCATATCGGTACTTGTAACATCCATGTTAAGTGTAAGATTTTTTGGTAATAATTTTACACCTCCATATCCATACTCTAAACCGTTAATAGGGTTTTGACTGCGCCAAACATGTACAATATCATGCTCTTCTTTAGTAAGTTGGTAATTAAAGTTAAATGTATCTAATATAACAGCATCGGCATCTACTACCCAAAACATAGGACTGAAGCTACGTTTTGCGGCCGCAATATGTGCTTGGTGTATGCCAGTTATACCTTGCACATGTTTTGCTAACGGAAATCGTTGTTTTAACTTTGCAAAATTGTCAGCGGCATTTAGTTCGTTATAAGAAATAAAAATAATATCAAACACGGGTACGGATTATCCTTGGTGTATTATGATAAACAGTTTTAAAGAATTTACTAGATTCTGCACACGGATCGAATAGTTCTAAATCACATTCATGTTTAAGTGTTTCGCCTAACCCCATAATTTCATAAGGTAACATTTTTTCAGTTACTGCATTGTACTTAGTTACCCATTCATTAGTAAGCCATTCAAAATCACGCACATTAGCATAATCCCAATCTGTACAATTAGTAAGATATGCACCTTCTCTAGCACCGTATATAGTCCATAAACCGTTTGGTACATCTGCACCAATATTACACCAAATTAAAAGTCTATGATAATTTTGCCACCAAATCTTTTTAAGGTTGCCAACTTTTGCTCCTTGGTCTAAACTCATCTTTACACCCTCACGGAAGCCTGCTCGCCAGGCTTGAAATGGACTAGCAGTTACAATACTTTCGCTGTAGTTGTCATTAAACTGGTAGTATCGATCATCAAAACAAAACTCAACTAAACCTTTAGTATCGTTAGGATCAGAATTTTCGTGAGTCCGCATTTCGTTAACAAATTTACGTGTCCATAATTTTAAGCCACCGTTACCGTACATCAGCCCGTTTACTCCAACACGACCGCACCAACTAAACACGTTTTCACTAGTAAGTCCAAGGGCGTCTAGATCAATTTCTACTTCAAGAAACTTAGGATCTACAATGTTATCTGCATCTACAGTAACAAAGTATTCTGTTTCGCTTAACTTAGCACAGGCTTTATGTGCGGCATCACTACCTTTAACTCCGTGTACACGCTTTGCCCATGGCACTTTCTTTAAAAGATCTGCATAATTTTTTTCTGCATTAGGCTCATCATAGCTTAGAAAAATGACGTCCTGATCCATAATTTTAATTATATTATTCATTTATTTTTAACCCATATGTTTTAAACACTAATTTTGAAGATATAGATATCTTATCAATACGTTTTTCAATTTTAGTTGTAAAAGGAACTGATATATGCTTTGAAGATATTAAATCAACCGAATCAACAAAAATAGTTCTAATTAAAAAATCAAAATCTGTTTCAAGTGTAACAAAGAACACTAACTTTGGTATGAGTAGACTATCGTTATATACAGCCTTAACTGATTCATTTAAACTAAACTCCCAGCATTCTAGTGGACCATTCCATACTACAATACATTCAGCTTTTTCGTTGCTGTCGGTAATCCATTCAAAAATATTATTTTTAAAAATGTACCCGTGTTCTGTGTTTGGTACAACTGCTAATACCGAAGAGCCGTCAGGTTGTCGTTTATATCCTACAAGATAATCATTAAAAGACCACGAGCCATCAATAAGTTTTTCTACTTCTGGCCAAGTTGCTTCAATGCCATACTCATAACTGTCGTCACTTTCATTACCTATAGATAGAATTTTACCGCTTTTTTTATTGTAATAAACATAATATCTTGGAGTAGTATTAAGCGATTTCTTTTTTGCCATTAGCCAAGTCCTCCAAGCGTTTTAATATTTTGCCAGTTAAAAAGTTTTTTTCTACATAATGGAATAATTTAGGCTGTATCATATTACCCAACACCATGTTACCTCTTGAGTTTAACACAAACGGAACTGCATCTTGCCAAGTTGATGGAATTATATCCCATCCTTGCAAAGGTGTCTTCATGTGTACAAATTCTAAAGGACTACATGAATCAATAACACTATTATATTGTCCAGTAATTTCAATCGCAATAGCTGTAGCTAAATCCATACTTGGCCACAATTGGGGCTCATTTGGTGCAAACGTACCTCTATTAAAATCCCAATGAGTAATTACAAATTCTAAAACTTTATAAAATTCGTACGCTACTTGATTCTTTTTAAAATAGTGTAATGCAAAATACGGATTAGTTAGTTTATTTTCAATGAATACTAATCTATGTATAGGATCATGACCTATAATTTCATTTTTATAATTTTTAACTTGAGAACAAAATTTGACATCATGATCTGCACAATAAGTCCACCATGAAGAAATATCATCAACTAACAACATATCTGCATCTAATACAATGGTTTCATCATACGGGGTTGCATAGTAAAGTTGCCAACGGTTATCAGTTTTATATTTTCCATCATTTTTAACTTCAAAAGGTATTGGAATTATTTTATCAAACGCCAACTGATATTTTTTTGGAACTTTATCATTTGTCATTAGCGATACTAGCGTAGTAGTTGACTGACTGTATTTTATACTAAGTGCTAGTGCGTATGCTTGTTCAAGATAATTTGTAGATTTTGTATTTTCTGCAAAAAGTAAGAATCCTTTAGACACCATAACCTCCGTCAATAATACGAGATAGACTGGCTTTATTCATAACATGTACATCTATACCAGATGTTTTAGCGGCAAGATATTCTCCAAGGTGGTCTTTTTTCTCAATTAAGAATTTTAATGTAGTGTTTTTTATATCAAGACATATATCTCTATCTAAAATGTACGTCATTGTACCCGGTAACTCTGTTGCAAAATCGCCAGATATTTTTCCATTCATTAGATGGATAGCAATACTAAATGCATAGTCATTTCTAAATGTAGTAGATTCAATACTATACAATGTTCTAAAATATAACCAGTTTGATTTTATGTATAATACTAAATCAAAAAATGCCTGCGTAACCGGAGTTTTATCAAATGCAAACACCGTGGCCCAGTAGAAAGGAATACTGTATTGATTAATACGTTCAAATTGTTTAGTATCTCTCCAACCTGCAAGATCAAAACTTTTTTTATAAATTTGAAAAGGTGCATCTTTTTCAAATGCAATTTTTAAGATACTCGAATTAATTATATAATCACTATCAAGTACAAGTGTACGATCATAAGGTGTCACATCGTATGCACGAAATCGAGATAAGTTTTTCCATTCACCTAGGGTAAATGCCATGGTACCGTCGTGGAATTTTTTTTGTTGTGTTGTAGATGTTTCAACAGCAATATCAATTATTTGATCAAAAGGATGATCGGGATATGCTTTTAGTAACCAGCTTTTGCTATCAGTAGCAATACTAACAGGAACATTTAAGAATTTTTTTATACGCTCTGCGGCAAATACTGCCAGCTTGACATAATCCATATTTGCATTGTTGTGGGCAAAGATTAAGGCACCTTTACTCATAACTCAACAATATCTCCAATCTTTCTTTTTGATTTAATTTCAGCAAACTTAATCGAATACGTGTTTAATGCTGTCATATAGTTTAACAACACCGTGTCAAAAAACGCTTGTACATCAGTAATAACAATTGGAAAGTTATCAACATCTACAAAAGGAACATCGTGAGTATAGCCTAAATCTAATACGGTTTTTGTAAAGTTAATGAGTTCTGGACCAATAAGAAATGTGCCGCCGTTAGAATAGTAAATTAACTGTTGGTTAAATTCTTCTAAAACTATTTTTCGTTGGTTTGATAATGTTGCCAAATAGTTAGCAACAGCAAACGCTTTTTCAATTCTTTCATCCATAAAGACACCTCAAGTAGTATATAATACACTACTATAGTTATCTTGTCAAGAGCTATGGTTGAAAATTATTAAGCGATACCAGTTGTTGACGCTGGGGGAACTGGTCTAGAAACGTTAGTTCCGGATGGGCGATAAACTTGAACTGTACTTGTTAATGTACCGTCTACGTTTTCGTCAATACCAAATCCTGGTTCTGGTAGGCTTGGGGGTGCCTGTGAATCATCTGCAAAATGGATGGTAAAATATCCAATTCTACGATCTGATGTACTATTAACACGAGCATATATAAAATATTTGTTTGGAGCATACGCACCTGAAGGTGCATCTTTTTCAAATATCAAGTTATCACTGGTTGTTAAATCGTACCAGCCGATAGATGATGTAAATCCTGTACCAGTACAACTAGTTGCAGTATAATTCATTTTGATATCACCCATGTTGGTTAACATAGTTGTCCATGTGACGTTTTTAAGTCCTGCAGATCCACCTGAACGATCAGCACTAAATTCAATTTGTCCGCCGGCATTAAAGAAATAACGACCGTCGTCAGCTGATGGGAAAGTGACAACAACTGTTTGTGTAATACGGCCGTTCCACGCAGTTGTTCTAATTTGTTGTGCAACTAAATCGGCGCGGGTTGCTTCGCTTGCAGGAGGAGGTGATGTTAATCTGTTATTTTCAGCATCAGTTGCCATGGCCAAATATGCAGAACGCCAGGTGTCTTTAACTTGTTTTGCTGTTG